TATAAATATAGGATTTATAGATTTTATAGAATATATATACCCTTTATTTCTTTATTTTTATATATTAATATAGAAAAGAATGTTACAATGTTACATATATATAATATTACTAATAATACGAATGCTTTTTGGTGTAACTTTCCATGTAACTTTCTATGTAACTACAAAAAAGAAAGTTACGAGTATATTTTATAGAATGTTACATTTTGAAAAAGTTACACCTTAAAAGTTTCAAAATTTTAAAATTCAGTTTTTCTTCTATATCCTCTTTGAACTCCATATTTCCCGAATCTTGCAGTTCCCCTCATTTTTTCCCATTTATAAAGGTTGGATAATATTTTATTAAGCTCAATACTGTCGCTCTTTTTTAGGTATCTAATATCCATTCTTAGAGCTTCTTCCCATATCTCAGCTGCACAAATCCTATCTCTTAGAATGAGATCATTTTCATTGTATTGCTCTTTACTATTTTCATATTCATCTAAATAAGTTCTTTTTCCAAATAAATCCATAGTATTCCAATTTTTAGGTATTTTTTTATCTAAGTAATCTAAAATAATGCCTTTATATATATTGTCCTCTGAGTGCAATTCCTGTTCTTTTACAGCTAATTCTAATGCTTCTTTTGATAGAACTAAACTATAAGATTTATCTTTTGCGAGATCACAAGCCTCAGCCCATATCTGATCTAACTCATCTTTCAATTCATCAAAGATAGATTTTTTTGGCTTAAATATAAAACAATCTATTGGCCAAAATCTTCTATTTCCCGTTTCATCTCTTAAAAAGTTAGTATCGTTTGCAGTTCCAAAGAAGGCACATCTTCTTGGATATTTTTGGGCTCTACGCCCATACGAGGCTCTAAAGACATCATCAGTTCTACTTAAAAAGTTTTTAACCAGGTTCATTTCAGATTTTCTTAAAGAACTAAGTTCTCCCATTTCAAGTATCCAACTCCCCTGAATTAACTCACAAGCATCTTTACCTTCCACATTAACCAAACTATCGTTATACCACTCCATACCTAGAATCTTTAAAAAAGTACTCTTACCTACTCCTTGCGGGCCTATTAAGATAGGCATATTATCCCATTTAATCCCGCCATAAATAGCTCTTTTAGCTGCAGCTACTAATGATTTTTCTGAAACTTCTCTAGTGTATACATTATCTTCACAGCCTAAGTAATCTATAAATAAAGTTTCTAGTCTTTTTTCTCCATCCCATAAAGTTGATTGAATTCTAGTAGCAACCTTATTTTCTGCATTTTCTTCTGCAATCAGATTAACTCCATCTATAATTTTATTTGTAGATGTAATACCATAAGTACTCTCTAAATACCATCTGAGACCAGCATCATCTGTATCGGTCCACAACCTATCATCAGCTTCAAATTTTCTATCCCAAGGTACATCTTTTCTTACAAGTATTCTCGAAGAAAATATATCCTTGAAAATTTTAAACTTTAATTCTCTATCTTTTCTTAAAATCAGCATTATATTAGCAAGAGTATTAAGCACTTTAGAACTATCTTTAGCATTATATACAAGTTCTGCTGTCCAAGAATCGTCTTCTTCAACTAATACACCTTCAACAGTATCTACATCAGGATTATTAGAGACAGAGAATTCAGATATTGCTTTTTGCCTTCTCTCTTTAAGTAAATCTGAGTTAACTGGAGTCTTAGCGAATACCCATTCTTTCATAGCTAGCCAAGAAGGTAGTTTGGCTACAGGAGTTTTAATATCTGCTTGGATATCCAAATGACCGAATTTATGTAATCTCACTAAGTCAAAAGCATTTACTAATTTTTGACTACAAGGGTCAGTAGCATGGTGAGAATATAAGAAAAGTCCATCTTGATATACAATAGCTCCAGCAGTAGTACTTCCGCCCACAAAAGTCAATCTATCAGATATATCACAAGGCTCATAAGTTCCTGGTAAAAACTCATCTATTGCTTGGTAGATATTAAACCTTCTACAGAATGCACCTACCATTCCTTCTTTTTCTAAAGGGTTTTCTTGTTGCTTCAGCAAAGTCAAATGATGCTTTTGAGCATCTGGAACTTCGGGCCACGTTGTTACATCTCTCCAATCAGCATACATATTAAGAACTGCCTTACCATCTAGCATAGGATTGTCAGCATAGGTAAAAACATAATCACTATCAGTAGAATGGCTAGGCCAGTACATTAACCTAACAGCTTGAAAGGTAGTAGGATCACAATAACGTAATCCTATAGACTCTGCTACCTTCCTTGCTATTGGTTCATACTCATCGGCAGATACATCTTCAGCTAAGGGCAAAATAACTCTTATTCTAGGCTTAGTAGTTTGGTGCTTACGAGTGCTGTACACTGCATAAGCACAACCTAAACTATTAAGAGTTTTTATAATCTTAGTGTCATCTTCATAGGCTAAGTTATCTAAGTCAAGAGTAATTAAACTCCTGCTTTCGACAGCTTCACTTCTTCTAAGATTACCTTTTAATTTTCCACCAACAAAGCCACCAACGTCCTTAATATCATCTTGCTTAGCTTTAGAATAAGATAAGAACTCATCTAGTGTTTCAGCTGTTATTTTAGGTTTACTTAATCTTTCCACAAATTCAGACCAGGTAATTTCAGTTCGTACCCATTCCTTAGAGTGTCTGTTATTTGCTTCAGATATTATTAATTTTCTCGAGTTCTCCATCTGTTATCTCCTTTTATCCAAGTTCTATTATTTTAGATATGCAGTTAATCGCTCCAGGAATGTTTAAAGCAATTAAATTCCTAAAAGTCTCATTCATTAAAATAGCCTTTTTAGCTGTATAGCCCTCACATATCCCCATTATGATAGTAGTCCAATCTGTTTTTAATTTATCAGCAATGTTCTCTAAAGTATTTTCGTTATCATATTCATCTGCTTCATTCCCTTTTTCTATCCAGGACAAGTACTCAACAGCCTTGTTGTAGTCTTCTAATCCGTTTTTCTTTTCTGCACGAACCAGGTACTTAACTACATTCCAAATTCTAGTCCCTA